CTCTCCTGAGACTTACCGTGTTTGTACCTGTCATCAGCTTCTGCTAACGATGACTCGGCGCTCAAACGACGGCACCCCGCGACCCTGTCGCGCTTTCCGGGCCCGCACACTCCTCTATGTGTGCCAGGCCACCAGTGAATGGGCGTATGTCTTCGGACATCCTACGCCCACGGTCAACCTTGACAGTTCGTCCTGCACCCTCCTTGGTCAGGCTGTCAAGGGGCTCCTTTCTGACTGTCCCTCTCGGACGGTTGAAGAGGTCCTTGCATGGCAGAGCATCAAGAAAGCTTTACCAGCTTCTTGCAAGTGCATGGAACGTCCTCTTTTAGAGGGAGTCGTCTCGGGTTTTCGGTCGAGTGCCGTTCCTCTTCCCAAGGGCTATCTTCGCCACGTCCGCGCAGAGACTCGTCGTCTCTTCCAGCGTGGGTGGTCCAAGAAGTACTGGGAAAAGAACGTACTCAACTGCTCCCCCGGTCTCTCCTCGACTGTCGATTCCCCTCGTTCTCACGGCGGGATGTGCAACGACTGGAAGTTTTCACACGAACGCTTCCTTTCAACTTGCTTGCACTCCCAGCCCCCGTATGAACCCCTCGATAGTGATCTAGCCTGTGAGTTGATGGTTGTCCAGTCTGCTGGGAAACCTAGAGCACTCACCAAGTTCACTAGCGAGTCGCTGTTACTTAAACCTCTTCATGATTCCATCTATGACCGCCTTAGGGCTTTCAAGTGGTTGTCTGTAGGTGACGTTAGTGACAGCACTCTTTCGAGGGCAGGGTTTCGACGCGCGGACGGCGAAGTCCTCACTTCTGGCGACTATAAGTCTGCAACCGATGGCTTGTCCATCGAGGTTGCTGAAGTGATATTGTCTGAGATCCTCTTGGCTTCTGAGGTACCCGAACACCTCCGTTTGTTGTCAATGCGTGCCTTAAGGCCATTGATTTACGGGGTTGGTGTTGACGGTGTACGTCCTAAGAGAGGACAGATGATGGGCTCCTTTCTCTCCTTTCCCCTTCTTTGCTTGCAGAATCGTTTGGCCTTCCTGTGGGCCTTTCGTGCTCTGCCTGATAAGGGTAGGAGTCTTCCTTGCTTGATCAATGGCGACGACATTCTGTTTCAGTCCGGCCCTACAGCCTCTCTGAACTGGATGTCTGTCGTCGGCGATCTTGGCTTAGAAGTGGAGCGGACTAAGACGTCCGTGGATGCGGAAGTGGGCACTCTCAACTCCACACTCCTGCGCTACGTTGGTGGCGACCTTCGAGTCGTCCAGACGTTGCGCTGGGGTAGGTTGAAGCCTCAGGAACTTCCGCATTCGATGGCGACCAACTTTCGGTCCTGGCTTACCGGTTCGGTTCCTTCCAATAGGTTCCGCGCCGGGGTAGTTTTCTTTAAGCGTTATGTCTCACTCCTTAGGTCGACTCGTTTGACCCTTGTAGAGTTAGGCTTCCGCGGAAAGTTAGCTTACCGTCTTGCCAGGATGTTTAAGTTGGCGTCTGTTGGAGAGGGCTTTTCGGTCCCTCATGTCACCGTTGGACATAACGCCGTTCCGGCCGCGTTGTGCACTGTGTGTCCTGAGGACGAAGTGGAGGGTACCTTGATAGAGCTGAACGATCGTGAGACTGCCGCTTGGAAGTTCTCATTTCGTTATAGTCAGTGGTTCGAGCGAGCTCGGATCTTAGACTGTCTTCGTCTCAGCTCTGTCAAGGCGGAGCCCGTCCCTCGGTTCTCGACTGTCGAGTACGATCGTTGTCCGGGGCTACGTTGGAGGCTTACGCCTCCCTCGTGGTCCTCGGTCTTACGTGCGTTTCTCCAGCCGCCGAGGGAGACTGTGAAGGTGCGCTTGATTTTCGACTCGTTGTTGGTCACGAGGGATCATTGCGCGCCACCGCCTTATACGGCGTACACGGGTCCGGAACAGGAGTCGCCCCCTTATGGGGTTTCAGAAAAGAAAGAGTGAGTTAGCCATGGTTGTAGTGGTTGGCGACCGGAGGGGACAGTATATCTGCCCTTTGGGTTAGTAGTATTGCAGGAGACGGTCCGTCGGCATTGTCCCCACGAGCGAAAGGCTTGTGAAGGGTTGTCGTCGTATCTCGGATGAGGCAGACTGGTATACCACCGTAGCCGTAATCCTGCACCTTATTTTGTCGGGATAGTACCTAGGGAACGCAACGGGGCGGCGACTGAGGAGTCGTGGCTTGTCGCGCTAGTACGGGGAAATCCCTCAATAAGGCGGAATGCGAAAGACAAAGGAAAGTGATCTGAAACTAACCGGGAAACAGTTCCCAAAGCGGCGTGTGCTTCGAACGGTGTGGCGCTCCTTCGGGAGGTGAGCTGCCGGCCCTGGTGGCTGTTCAAGCGTACGTTTAGTGGCGCAGGAGTTAGGTAGATCCGGGCACGAAAGTGGCCGGGGAGCTATCCTACACTGCAGCCTAAAGCGAACACACTCGACTCAGGACGTAGGCTTTACATGCTGAACCTGACAAATGAAAGGAC